CTGGCTAGGATCTACGCCAACACATTCCGGCCCCGCGTAGGACCGGAGCGGAATAAAATATACACCTTCGGGCTGGACGTGGCCGGGCAAGAAGAAAACCCTACCGGAGTCGAAGAAAACGTAGGGCAGCATAAACGAGACGCCACAGACTTGGTAATAGGCGAGCTTACCGTAGACGGGGCCGTAATTCCAGTCTGTCTATACCAGTGGGTAGGAAAAGCGCACAGCCAGCAGCGTGAACAGATCTTAGCTATCATAAAGCACTGGGGATGTATAGGCGGCGTGTGTGACGCTACCGGGATAGGTGAACCTTTGGCCTACTACCTAATCGAAAAGCTTCCCCACCTAGAAATAGAAGCCTATAAGTTCAAGGGCACGGGCGACGAAAATAAAAGTAAGCTGGGCTACCTAGCGTATGACTACGTAACAGCGGATAAGTTTAAGGTGCCGCGACTTCCAGCGGACTATCCCCCGTCACAAGCCGAATTATGGCATGAGTTACGCTGGCAGCTGGAAACCTTGGTACGAGAAGCTAAGAAAGAGCAGCGTATTAACTGGCACGTACCGGCTAATGCAAAGCCCAGGTATGATGGACATGTACCGCATGACGATCTAGTTACAGCGTGCTTCTTGCTAATCAGGGCCGCGTATTACATTAAGAACCCGCAGGCCCGGAAGGCAAGTTCATTTGACCGGGGTAGCGTAATCTAAGAAAGGGGGTTAGGAATTGGCAGTAACTAACGTAATACCGGAAACACTAGCCCAGGCCCTGAAAGTAGACGCTACGGCCTGGGCTGCGCTTAATGGTAAATGGATTAAGGACTTACTGGACAAGCATACGGCTTGGCTGGAAGAAGCCAAAGTAGACGTATATCAGAAAGCGTACGACGGGTACCTAGAAAGTATTGACTTGCGGAATAAGGCAAGGGGCGACGATACAAATAACAAGCTGCAGGTAAACTATGCTCAGATAGTAATAGATACCGCCGTAGACTATCTAACGGGTAAGCCAATCGTTTGGACGGTCGAGGATCCGAAGAAAAAAGCGCCCAAAGAACTAATTAAAGCGTACCGCGACGACATCCTAGAGCTTTTACGGACCGAAGAAGCGCAGCGGGTATTATCTGAAATGTTGCGCCAGGGCAGCTTAGCCGGGTACAGCGCGGTAATATCCTGGGTAGACGAAAAGGGTAACCTGGACTACGATGAATTCCCCGCCCAGGAGGTTATCCCGATCTACGACGACCGTAAGCGCCTGCGTATGGTACTTAGAACGTACCAGGTGGACGTACCGAAGGCTGACGGGAGCATAGACAGCCGTACCCGGGTAGAGGTTTACGACGAAAAATACCTAACGTATTATCTTTCTGACGAATCCGGCGAAAACTACGAGCTGGACGAATCCGAAGTAGCCACAGGTAACCCGGTGGAACATAAAGCCGGACGTATACCGGTGGCTATTTTCGTAAATGGTACACCAGCGACTTACGAAAAGCGCCTTAAGCTTAACGGCACCAGTGATCTGGGGAACGGGATTTTAAGTGTGCTGGAGAATTACGCGGCCGCTATGTCAGATAAGGCAAATACAGTAGATTACCTGCTGGATCAGTTTCTTTTGCTTACTGGAGTAGACACGGACGAGGGCGAAGTAATTAAAATGCGTAAGGCGCGGGCTATAGCGTTAAAGAATAAGGAGTCTAAGGCTGAATTTATCAGTCAATCCCAGGACGACGAAAGCGTAGAACATCATTTAGACCGCCTTAATGATACGATTCATGATATGGGCCAAATACCTAAATTAGCGGATCTTACGGGCGCCACAGCCACAGAAATTAAGGTTAAGTATTCGGCCCTGGATATTAAGGCGGGCAAGAAAGAATTATACCTAGGTAGCGCTATCAGGCAGCTTATTGGGGTACTAACTGACCTGCTTAACGCCAAGCGTCTCACAGAAGCCGGGGTAGGCGATACCTACAGCGTCCTTACTGGGGAAGTATCCCCGCCTACTAGCGTGCCCCTTTATGACGCGAAATGGGTAGCTTACACGATTAACCGGAACATGCCGCAGAACTTCCTAGAGATAGCCCAAATAGTTGCGGCCCTGGCCGGGAAGGTGCCCGATTCTTACCTTTACGAATTGTTATGGTTCGTAGACGATCCGGTAGAAGCCCTGGAAGAAATGAAGAAACAGAATGAAGAAACGGCAGCGGCTAACGCTAAAGCGGCTACAGCGGCGTTAGGATTTGGGGGAGAATTCGGAAGTACGGGAAGCTCTTCAGCGGCTAGGGAATAAGGGGGCTTGACACATGGCAAAGTATACGCCGCCTCCTGATCCGATAGACGCCGCCGTATTAGCCCGTATGCAGAAGGATCTAAACGGTTATCTAGACACGTATAGAAATATTATGGACAAGCGCCAGGTTAAATACGCCGAAGAAATTCGCCCTCTTTGGTTGCGTATAAACCGGAATATCACGGCTGAATTAAAGGCTGTGTATAACGAATTACAGGATGCAAACGGGGTACCAATAACTAAACGCCCCATACCAGAAGCAAAATACCGTAATATGCAGCGGAAGATAAAGCACCTGGCGACTTTGCAGCAGCGTTTAGCTAAAATGCTAAAGGTTAAGGAGCAGGACGTAAAACTAGGGCGAAATCTATCATACGAATATAGCCGGGCATACTACTACAACGCATACGCGCTGGAGCAAGCAGCGCAAGTGACAGTACGGGTGCCAGAACTTACCGAAGCCCACGTAATGGGGCTACTTGCTAATCCCTGGCTTTCTAGCGGGGGAACGTATGGCAATCGTATTAGGGCTAATACAGTTTACCTAGCAGGGAAAATGGAAAAGTCCATAGTCGAAGCAGTAGGGAACGGCTGGGACTGGAATAGAACAGCCCGCAGAATACAAGAAGTAGCCGGAGAAGGTTATTTCAATTCGGTACGCCTAGCCAGAACAGAGCTAAATAGGGCTGCTGGGCAAGGTGCCAATAGTCTTTACATGGAAAACGCCGATTTATTAGACGGCAAACGCTGGAACGCGACATTAGACAGCCGCACAGCGCCGAAAGACGCCCGGAACGACGGAAAAATATACCCGCTAGAATACGACACGCCAGAAAGCCCAGGGTTGCCCGGCGAACGGATCCCGAATCACCCTAATTGCCGCTGTAGCTGGGCACCAGTTCTAAGCTCCCTAGGAGTTAGTACGGGAGAACGAATAGCGCGGGGTGCCGGTGATAGACCAGATAAATTCGGGGAACGCATTTATACTAAGGCTAGAACATATGAAGAATACGCGAAGGAACGCGGGCTACCCTCATTAAGCGAACGTCTGGCGAACGATAACCCAAAGAGTTACTTAAGGCGGGGTGAATCGGTAAAAGACTACAGTATTAGCTTGGTAGGGGTTTCTGCAGGCGCTATAGCTGTGGCGGTATCCGCTGCAGCAAGTAAGGTTAAGAATGCTCTGGTCAACATTCCACTTACGGACATTGACTATGAAAGCATAGCAGAAGTTGAACGTACCCTTACAGGTGTGGATATTACAGATCGGCGTAAGATGGCTAATACGTTAATGAGAAACGCAAATTTATCTATTCCAGTCAGCATTAAGCAGACGAATCATAACGGGTATTGTCAATTTACTATAGATTCTGCAACTAACGAGCTAAATGCGATTGAGTATGTTTTGCGAAAAGATGATGCAAGACCTATTCAATATCATATTAAGACAGCGTTACATGAATTTTTTCACGCAAAAGCGAGCGGCTTGAGGGTGAATATGACTAACCAGGGGCAAAAAATAGGGGCCAAAGACTGGACAGACATAGAAGAAACCGCTACAGAGGCTGCTGCACACTATATGACTAGAAAGTTAGGTATTACCGATGAGATAGCCGCATCATACGCGGAAAAGTTAATTCGAAATCTACCACGTTTGAAACAACTGGATGAATTTAAAGATTGTGTGAAATTGGAGGATTTCGGAGCTAAGTTTTTAAAATATCGTTTTGCCGAAACTACAAAAACGGTGGATTGGGAGCGGTTATCAACGGAATTAGTTGGAGTATCAGTCAATAGTCTTGCGGATTACGCCCCCCAATATGAAAGCTATGTAATGAGTCATAAGGCAGAAATGTTAGAATTGCTCTATGATTCTGTCTCAGAAAATGGTAAACTAAGCGATAAAGCAAGTTATATGCGGATACTGGAGCATAGCTTTGATAGCGGCTGGAAAGTATATAGTGACGTTGATGGTCCCGGATTTACGCAAAGTTTAATAATTGCTATGCAGCGATTAGGAGTGAAATAAGTATGTACATGTTACTTCAAAAAATAATAGACCCGGACCATAACAACGAAGTAATGGCTATTGTGCAGGAGTTTTATGAGGGCGACGTAATCACAGAAGAAATAGCAAAAGCCCGTATCATGAACCTGGAGAAGCTTAAGCCAATGGGGGAATTAGGAATATACAATGAACTAAAAGAATTCCTTAAAGCAGATTCTATATACGGACCATTATTATAAAAACCGCCGAGTATGGCGGTTTTTATAATTAAGGAGCTAGGTCAATCGGTAAGTTAAGTAATCCCAATTAACTGGGTACTTATAAGTTTTCGTTTTAAGGCTATCGTATAAGCCTTTTTTGTGTTTATGGGGTATCACGTAAAAACCCTTAATTATGTTTTCCGGTATCAAATAACCGGGGAAGGGGTTAGGAACATGGGAGAAATTAAAAAACTTCAAGCGCAGTACAAGGCTGGGAAATTGACAAAGGAGGCTTATTTAACAGCGTTAAAGGAACTCCTGGACGGTAAAGAGATAACCCAGGAAGAACATGACGGCGCGAAGGATTACGATCCTACAAAGGACGGCGCAGCAATCTACACGCAGGAAGACGTAGACGGAATGGTAACACGTAAGGCCCTTGGATTAGTACGTAAAGCCCTTAAAGACGCGGGGGTAACCGTGGACGTCGATAATAAGGGATTGCTACCAAAGGTAGCGGAGCTAGCCAAGGCCGGAACCGATCAAAAGCCGCCGACAGCTACCGAACAGGAGATAGCCGACCTGCGTAAGAAAGCCAACCAATACGACGCCGTAGCCGGGGATATGAAAAGCTTAACGCTGGAAAACGTGGTACTTCGTGTAGCGGGTAAGTTTAACCCGCATAACCCGGCCCAGGTAGTACGAGCGCTTAAAGCAGACTACAGCGTCCAGGTGGAATATGACGATTTAACCGGGGAACTTATGCCGGGTAGCGTCGAGAAAGCCATAGGGCGGCTAGTAAAAGCAGAGCCTAACCTGTTTCAAGATCCGAACGGCGCCGGGGCGGCCGCTGCTAGTGGCAGCTTTGGCGGTAAACCGCCGGGCGGTGGCACGCCTCCAGCTGGTACCCCTACCGACCTGGAGAAGAAGAAAGCCGAAGCCCTAAAGCTTATGGGGTTTGACCCTAAAAAGTAAAGTTAAAAACGGGAGGTAAAAACAATGTCTTTTTACAATAACGACGTAACACTTCGAACGACTAGTGTAACCGGAGCGCGGGAGATTAAGGCCAGCGCACACTACACATACATTACAGGCGGGGCTACGCTAGACGGCAGTAAGTTTGCCGTAGGAGAACTTTTGTTAGAGGGCCAATGCCTGGCTAAGAATGATGCGACCGGGAAATACGAGAAGTACCCAGGCGACGACGCGGGACCCGTGTTTAAGGCCGG